GCGCTCGACGTGGGACAGGAGGTTGGATAGGGCTGCTCTGGCAGCAGGGTGCATTATGTAGCCGTACTCAGCCAGCAACCGCCGTGCTTCGGCTATCGCGTCACTCATGGTTATCTCCCTGTTCGCCAGCCAGTGCGGCGCGGGCATTCTCCACAAGAGCCTCATAGCCGCCTTCGAAGTCAGCGCTGTCGTACATTTCCTCGTCCATCTCGCGGGCCAGTTTCTGTCCCGCCACCGCGCCCAGCGCCTCCCGCAGCCGCACCACCTCGTCCGCGAGGGACACCAGCACCGCGGCGTTGTCGCCGTCCCACCGCTCCCCGTCTGTCAGTCGTGCGATCAGGTCGTCGCTCATGGCTTATCCCCAAACAGCGCGTCCATACCCTTCTCGGTGATCTTCCACAGCCGTGATTCCTTGTAGTTGCCGGTGCCCTTGTCGTCACGCAAACCAACGCCGTCGATCAGCCCATCATCGTACATCTGCTGTAGGTATGCGTGCGACACGCGGCCCAAGTCGCTTTCGCGCATATACCCCTTCCGCCAGATGTGCTTCGGCGTCTCGTGCATCAGTTGCAGAATCTTCTTGGTCTTGTCGCTCATCTCATCCCTCCTGTTTCATCATTTCGTCCACCATCTGGATCCTAGTGCCCAGCCACCGCATCACCGGCACCGCCATGGAGTTGCCCAGCGCCTTGTATCGAGGCCCGTCAGCGGCAGGCTTGCCGCGATACGGCACCGCCGTGTAGTCGTCAGGGAAGCCTTGCAGGCGCTCGCACTCGCGCGGCGTCAGGCGGCGGACGGCCATGGCGTGCATGACAGACGGAACGGCAGTGCTGCCGTTGTTCACGGCTTGCAGCGTTGGCGAGTATTCCTCTGTGACGAACGCACCGCCCGCCGCTTCGGACTGGCCGGATTTGAACGCAATGGCCGGCTGCATCACATAGTCGCCGCCCTGGTTGCCGCCGACCGGGTTGGTCATCAGCGGCTGGGCACCGTCTACCTCGCGGGCCTTGAAGTCTTTGCCGCTGTTCTGCGGCATGATGGAATAGGCCACCAGCGGCGCCGCATCACCCTTGCCGGTTTCACCCGACTGCGCCTTGAGCGGCGGGACGATGGTGTCAGGCGCGCCGCGTCCGTTGCGGGCGTAGCGGGACTCGAAGGCCACAGCCGGCGGATGCGCGCCCGCCGCGAGCGGATGGCACGGGTCGCCCGGCTTCGGGTTGCTGTAGTTCGACGCGCTGGTGATCTGGGTGGTGTCAAAGGCGATGGCTGTCGGGTTTTTCGCGCCCATCGAGGGGGCCAGGTCGGCCGTCGTGGCGCATTGCGTTCCCGAGAGGTTTTGCGGGAAGGCAATCAGCCCTTCCATCGTATCAACGTCCGTGCCAGGCGGTCGGTGGCCTCCAGTACGGTTGCCGCCAGCCCGCAGCGTCGGGTGCAGGTCAGCCGCGATCAGGTGCCCGCTGGCCGCTCCATGCGCGCCGGGGTCATAGCCGCCTGTTCCAGCGCGAGCCTCAAGGGTTCCGGCAACTCTCTGCCCCGTGCTGCGGCGCGGCGCAGGATCCCCGCGCAGGCTTTCGCGCTCAAATAGAACCGCTGCGGCAGGTCGCCAGTCTCCAAGATATCCGACAACGAACACACGCTTGCGTCGTTGGGCCAGTCCGAAATACTGAGCGTCAAGAACTCGGTAGGCAAACCCATACCCGCACTCTGCCAGCGCCCCGAGGATGGAGCCAAAGTCCCGTCCTCCGTTTGACGACAGGACTCCGGGGACGTTCTCCCAAACCAGCCAGCGGGGCCGTGTTCGAAGAGCAAGCCGACAGAACTCGAGGGCCAGGTTGCCACGGTGGTCACCCAGTCCGCCGCGCAGGCCGGCGACGCTGAAACTCTGGCAGGGGGTTCCACCCACAAGAAGGTCGATTGCTCCAACGTCCGTCTCCTCAATGGTGGTGAAGTCGCCGAAGTTACGGACGGCGGGATAATGATGTGCCAGAACGGCAGACGGGAACTTGTCGATCTCGGCGAAGCCTGCGGCCCGCCAGCCGAGCGGATGCCATGCGACCGTCGCGGCCTCGATGCCGGAGCATACGGACAGGTAGCGCATCACCGCGCCCCCGTGGCACGACCGGCAGCAGATGCTGCGCCATGGCGCGACAAAGCCTCCTGAACGGATGGAGGGCAATACTGAATGCCGTACTGCTCCGACGCCCACAGAACGAACGCTTCGGCGTGCTTGTCCGCATAGCCGGTAGCCTTGTCGATCATCGCCTCAAATCTGGTGGCGGGCTTGTTGGGCCATGCAATGCCAGTGTCTGCCGTGAACTGCTTCTGGGCGTCAAGCTGCCTGTAAACCCACTCGATGTAGCCGCGCCAAGCTGGGTAGCCAAAGTCTGCGTCGGTTACCATCAGCACACCTCCACGGTGGCACGGGCGACCTTAGATGCTGCCCCATGGCGCGAACCGCCAACCGGGCCGTGACAAACGCCGTTGATTTCGTTGAGATTTACCTGTTCATCTGGAACAGCGTTGTTTCCAACTCGCCTGCTAACCCATTGACGGCTAGTGCGCGAACACATAGCGAACGCGGTGGAAAACCCGCAGAAATCCGCCATTGTCGGCTGACTCTTAATCAGCGGGTCCAAGGTTCGAGTCCTTGCATGCCCACCAAGTTTCCAACTCGCTCATTTTCGTTTTCCAACTGCCGCCTTCTTCCGGTACGCCGACAGGGCGGTAATTCCAATGCCGGCCATCTCCGAATCCCTCGGTAGATACGTCTCGATAATCGTCGCTATCGACTTCACGGTGTGGCCGGTGACCGCCGCGATTGTCTCCCGCGTAGCGCCGCCTCGCGCCATGTGCACCACAGCCGTTCGGCGTAGATCGCGGAACTGGATAGACGCTCGGACGCCAGCCTTGGCGCGAACCTCGGCAAACTTCTTTCTGAACAGATGCTCGGAGTAGGGCGCGCCAGTCGCCTCGCAGACCACCAGCGTCTCGTCGCCGCCCCAGGTCTTGATGGCACGCATAGCGTCCGGTGTTAGTGGCACGTTCACCAGCGCGCCGGTCTTGCGTTGCTTGACCTCGATGCTGCCGACCTTCACCTGGCCGCTGGTCGCCACCAGAACGTCGCCTTCGCGCTGCCCGGTATCGTAACCCAGCCGAACAGCCAGCGCCATTGATGGCATACCAAGGTCGAGCGCGGCGGCGATGAAAGCATCAACCTCCTCCTGCGCCCAAACCTGATCGCGCGGCGCCTGCCCGTGGATGGCTATGCCGGCCAGCGGATTCACGGCCAGCTTGCCCTCGCTCATGGCAAACTTCATCAGGATGCGAAACACGCGCATGACGGCGTTCGCCTGCCATGGGTTCTTGTAGAGCGCCCGATACCATTCCTTCACGCCGGGTGCGGTGACTTGCTCAATGCGGAAGTCACCGCAGAACCGCTCAATCAAGTCAAGGCACTGGTCATAGCCGCGCCGCGTCTTCGGCGCTTTGCTGGTGAAGGCATGATCCGCCCGGTATCTCCCAATCAACCACGCCACGGTGTCTTTCCTGGCGGGCGCGTCGTCCTGACGCTCGGCATCAAGCGCGGCATTCAGTTCCTCGGCGCGGCGGATCGCCTCGGCCTGGTTCCGGCCAAGCGCCTCAGCGCGGAATCCAGCAGCAAGCGCCGTCCTTGACGGCTGCCAGTACCAGCCGGCCCCCTTGCGGATCAGATGCCGAATCTTCACGGTGCCCATGCCCTCGCCCTTTCCAGCAGCGGATCAGGCTTGTTATTAAGTTTCTTGCGGCGGTTCCAGGCAAGGTCAATCTCCTCGCGGTCCCATACTTTGCGCCCGCCTTTCTTGCCGCGCCGTTCCGGTGCGGGCCACAGACCGGCGCCGACCTCCTCGCGGAAGGTGGTCACGCCGACACCCACATAGGCAGCGGCCTCCTCCTCGGAAAGCCCCCTCGGCCAGTTCGGGATGTCGGCGCGGATGCCCATCAGCCGACTATCTCCCTAAGCGCCGCTTCCACATCTCTCCCGGTGTCCAGCGCCCAGCGCAGGTAGCGGATTTGCGCCAGAGCCTTCAGCGCATCCATTCGGAGAAACTGATCCTCGGCAAATACGTCCTGTGTGAACGCAGCCTGGCGCTTGTCGAACTCAAGATGGATGTCATGACGGAGCGGGATGCAGTTCCAGTCGCTCGCCTTCATGCCTCGGGCGTAGTTCCCGAAACTGATGTGCGCCGGGTCCACGCCCTGACCGCCCATCTCCGAGTATTCGTAGCCGCTGAACAGGCACGGCTGGTTCCGCAGGTGCTGGGTGTACTCGCCGTCCACGACGCGGGGGTGCTTGGGGTTGTAGGCGTTCATCAGCGGATCATCCCCCTATGCTCGTATTCGAAGCACAGATCGCTGAAGCGTTTCAGCGCCTCGGGGTCGGTGCGGAACTCGGTGGTGGACTTGACCCCCACACGGTAGCGAAGCTTGTCCATGGTGACGGCCTCTGTTTCGTCAGGCCGATAATCGTGATGCGGCATCGTGGGGATCAGCCACCGTTGAAAGTCGGCGGTTCCGGCCAGTACATGCGCCTTCGCAATCGCCTTGTCGGCCGGCGACTTGTCCCGCTTTACATCCTCGGGTGCCGCAGGCTGTTCGTCATCACCAATCAGGGTGACGGCGATCATAACGCGCTGCCCGTTCTTGCCGCTGGGCAGGCCACGGAAGGGGTGCTGTTCCTCGCTCTCGTGGAGTTGGAGCGTGATGGTGCGCCCGTTGGTGCTGCTGTCGCCCCAACGAAGCAAAAGCGCCTCGTCGGCGTAGATCGTCGCTTTCTGGATGCTGGTCATCAGAACGGAATCTCCGACCCATCGTCCAGATCGTCACGCGGCGCGTGGTTTCCGCCGCTTTCTTTCGGGCTTTCCAGGCTCAGACGGTCAGCCACGACCTCCCAGACATACTTGGTCTCGCCGTCCTTCTCATACGAGCGGGTGGCGATGCGGCCCTGCACCAACACCTTGCTGCCCTTCTGGACATACCGCTCAACCACTTCCGCCGTCTTGTCGAACGCAATGCAGTTGAACCATGTCGTGTTGTCTTCGCCCTTGCGCTTTTCGCTGACAGCGACGGAGAACGACGCAACCTTGGTGCCGTTGGTTGTGGTGCGGATTTCGGACTTGCCGACGTTTCCGAGAACAATGAGGGTCTGATAACTCATTAGAGGGCCTTTCGTGCTTCATAAGCGGCTTGGACGCGGGCGAACTGGTCGGGGGCGGTGTCGCGCAGCTTGATCAGCTTGGAGCCGGCCTCCAGCACCCAGCCCTCGTCGTTAATGTCGATCACGCCGTGTTTCTCGTTGAGGATCGAGAACACACCGCCGAGGGTGGCCGGCTCGCCCATCGCCGCCACCAGGGCGTCGGTGAACTTGACTGCTGCCGGCGAAGGCCCTGCCGCTCCCTTATCCGTGCTTTCGGGGGCGGCTTGCTGCTCAGGCGAGGGGGTGCCTGGCACGGCGCGTGGTTGGGCCTTCTTGGGTTCGGCGGTAGACCCTTGTGCGGCCTCGTTGCCGTCATCGTCCGATGTGGCGATGTTGGCGAGCGCGGAGACGGCATATCGACGGGCGTAGGTTAACGCTGACCCGACAGCCTGCGGGTTGTTCGGCTGGCTCACAGGCATCTCTAGCCGGCCCTCCATGCTCTCGCCGCTGCTGTGGACCAGCATGGCGCGGATGACGATCCGGTTCTCGGACCAGCCATCGGGCACGCACATGATGGCGATCCCGTTCTCGGCCAGCACGCGGGCGGCTTCGTTCACCGCTTCCAGGTCCGCGTACTTGGACTTGAAGTGCGGGTTGCTGGCGTCCTTCGCGGCGGGCTTCATCTGCGCCTGTGCGGCGGCTAGAGCCTTAGCAAGCTGCCCGATCTTCACCGGGGCAATAGGTGTCATGTCGTTCATGCTGCACTCCTGATGCTCAAAGCGCCCGCCTTGGAGCGTTTGACGATGATGTTGTGGCCGGCAACCTCGGAGGCATCCTCGGGCACCAGAGCCTTGATGTTTTTCTCAGCGGCCCTGAAAGTGTCGGCAGCAGCCTTGCTGGCGATCCAGTCGGCAGCGTATGACGCCCACTCGTTCTGTCCGGTCATATCGTAGACCTTGAACGTGGTCGGCTTGGCAGCGATGACCGGCGCGTCCGATGGCGGGACGTTGAACGCCACGCAATCACGGAAATCTTCCAGCGCCTTCAGGACCGAAGCCCAATAGGCATCATCCCATTCGACCATCACCCACTCGTAGTTCTGCGTGCCATGCAGGATCGACAGGATCGCCCGCCCCGCACCCGTCAGGTACATCTGCACATGAACTTGCGGGAGATACCGCTGTACGGCGTCATCGACCTTCGAGAACGCACCGATGTGCTTGGCCTCAAAGATCGCCGTCTCACCGTTGTATTCAACCCTGCCGTCCAGCGTGGCGCGCAGCCAATCGTTGTGCAGAACATCCTGGCGACCGGTCACCTTCATGCCGGTGACCTTCTCGAACCACGCGACGTTGAACGGCTCAGTGTAACTGCCCATCTGCACCGGCAGCACATCCGACAAATCTTCCGGCTCGACCTGTCCGGTCTTTTCCATCCACAGCCGGTGACGCTTTTCGGCATCGCCGCCGCAAATCGTCGGGGCTTCTGAGGCGTTGATGAAGCCCTTGCGCTCTGCAAGTGCCTCGGCGCTCAAACCATATGACACGCCATCAATCAGCATGTTTCACATCCTTCTCAGGCACATCCACATGGATGACGCTGGCCCCAACGCGCACATCGTAGTGCATCTCGCCGTGGTGAAAGCAGCGCCCGACGATGACGCCGACCACTTCCTTGCCGTCGATCTTGGCGATGGCGTTCTTGGACCATGCGGGGCGGTTCATATCAAATCTCCATGTTTGCGCGCCCGCCGCTGGTACAGGTCCACGTGTCGGCGCTTGAGATGCTCGACCACACTGCCGGTGATGCGCTCACCGCAGCCTGGACACTTCGGGGTTTCGGTCTTGCCGTGCCTTCTGGTCTGCCAGCCGCGAAATGCCGCGAGGGACTGGCGCTCTGAGATCGTGAGTGGGCGGTTCATGGCTTTGGCTCCCAACACGGGCACTCGGCACCATCCGCTTTGTCCCTGCTGGTTCGCTTGTAAGGACGAAACCCATATTGCTTGGTGATGCTGTCGGGCAGAACGGTGGTCGGCGCGGGCCAAAGACAGTCGCTGCGAGTGTATCTTGCAAGACGGCCTGTAGGTGTCTTGGTGGCGCGATCATAGTCCCACCACTTGCAGGTTGAGCATTGCTGTTTCATCCGAAGTGACCTCCATAGACGCCCCAAGCCACACAGCCGATAAGCGCGGCCAGCAGTGCCAGGGTAATGGTGTCGTTCCAGTCGCCGCTGGTCATGGCATCACCGGAGGGACGGGGAGCGGCGTCCAATAAGTGGGCATGATGACCTTACGCATCGGGTCGCGCTCGAACACGTGCCTGTGCCCACGGTAGATGGCCACGGTCACGGCAAAGTGGTATTCCGCCCTCGGGTCGAACACCAAAACTCTGCGGCCGGGTTCCGGCAACTGCTCTTTGACGCTGATCCATTCAGTCACCGGCACTTCTCCGCTATATGACGCCGCGCCACCACGATGGCCTTGGCCTGCTGAACCAGCTTGATGGCCTCATGCATGTCGCCGGATTGCTCGGCCAGCGTCTCCAGCTCGCGGATGAAGTCGTCGGCCTCGCTCTCGGCGCGGTTCAGGTCGTCGATAAACTCGTCATCAGCCTCCAGCGCGGCCATGCGTGCCCGATAGGCGCGGCTTTCGTACAAGGTCGAGAAGCGCGGGTATTCGTCCAGATCGCTCACGATGCGTCTCCATCCGGCTTGGCCAGTTCCATGGACCGGAACGCATTGGCCAAATCGTGGCCCAATTGCTGCTCCATGATCCGCTTGCGCCGGTAGTCGGTCAGGTCGGTGACCTTGGCGTCATTGAACCGCTGGCGGGCCGCAACGAGCGTGGCGAATATCTCGCGCACATCGCAGGGCGGCTCTACGTCGCAGGGGGTGAAATCATCGCTCATCACGCGGCCTCCTCTACCTTGACGGGCAGTGCCTCGACCGCATCGGTCAGCAGCTTGGCAAAGGCGCGCAGGCCGTCAGCGTTGATCTGCATGGACATGTGCGCGGCACCGTATGCAGCCTGCATGGTCACCGACACGCCACCGTTGGCGTGCAGGAACACATGCGCGCTGCCGTTCAGGTCCGCATCGCCGGCAAGTTCGACGCTCTTGTGGTGGTAGATGCTCATCTCT